GAGATACATCTCCACCTGCGGCACGGCTTCGCCAAGCCATGCCAAGAGCAAGCGCCCAATGCTGCCCTGTACTGTGCGCTCCGAGGCGTAGAAGTCGCCAAACTGATTGCGAAACTCGAAGTCGTCCATCGTGACGGAAACCGTGCCGCGTAGGCCAAACGGGCTTTCGCCCTCACGCACGGCTCCGAGATTGATGCGCGTTGGTTCGGTACGCACGGTGCGCAGGATCGGAATGCTTGGCCCGCGCACCTCGTCCGCTGTCGGTAGCCCTGCCGTTGTAGGGACCGGATCACCGTGACGATGAAAATACCACCGGATTTCGCCGTCCAGATTGTAAACGTCTTTCGCCAGGCATGTGTTGTACGTCTGGAAGCATTTTGGCGTGCCGCTGGCCGTGCAAGTTCCGACGCCAAAGCGCAGATCGCACCGCTTTTGACGAAGTTCAATAACCTGAACGGGCTTATCTGAACTCGGGGCAATCAAGTAATCAGTCCAAACGTCATCATCGACCCACGTGCCTGCATCATCCCACGTGTTATAGATAACAGCCATGATTTTACACGCTCTCGATGATTAGCTTACTCAGCGCGGCATCCCACACAAGAACGAGGCTTTCTGCGTATGCACCATCGAGTGCTATGTCTGTTCCGCCCGGCAGCAATATGTTGCCAGTGTTGTGTTTTACGGTGATAGTCTCAGATGCCGATGTTGGCCTAATTCGTATGCGCTGCCCGTCTGCTGGCGTGTCAGTGAAGTTTATCGTGTCTAAGTCATCCGCCGTGCCGCTCTCTGATGATATTGTATGATAGCCGCCAATTGCTGTGATAACGCCAGATGCAATCGTGAGCGTGCTTACTCTCGGAGTGGCAAGTTGGAAAATGCTTGTCGTGTTGTTGCTTTCAGCCAACTCAAAAAGCGTATAGCCGCCGACAGTAAGAGCCGGTCCATATCGCAAAGCTTGCCACGGGAATGGAGATGGAGCGGATGCCCTCTTATCTACCCGAATAAATCGCCCCGAAATGCTTGCGTTTAGGCTGATTGACATCCAGCCGTCAGGGTCTTGAGTATTATCAGGGTGCCACGAAAACAGACCGTCAGGCCCAGCATTCAAGTAGGCTCCGGCACCAGAGTAAATGGTTTCCGCGAAGGCCGCTCTTCCTACCCCTGTGTTTGTGATTGATATTGGCGTGATGGTATAGGGTGGCGTGGTGACAGAGCCAGCACTCACCTCCGTAATTGTCATACTATTGTCTACAACCGAGCCGCTGTCTTTACTGTAGCCCGGGCCGTCCGTTGCCCCAGCGCCTCCACCAGAGGGAACCTGAGCAGTCGTGACAGCATCAACCGCAGAAAACCCAGACCCAACGGCAGCAGAGTATAAATTGGCCTCTGAAAACACCTGCCCACCAGTGGCTGCGAGGGCGCCATAAGCTGCCCCATAAGACGACTCCGATGGTTGCCATATCTGCTTTATGCGGAAATAGTTGTTTATCGAATGAACAAACGCCTTGGTGACAACCTTGGGGTTTCTCTGAGCAACGTGGTCAAACACGTTTTTATAAAGCGTCACAAGTAGCTGAGGCGTTTCCGCCGTTGCTGTCGGGCAGTATGCAGGCGGAGGGTCATTGTAGCACGCAAGGGAGCCAATCAGCATAACCTTATCATGCCCCCTAAATATACAGTTTGAAACAGTCACTCGACACGTTGCCGTGAGGTCCGACAGGGACACCATGTCAATACATCCGTCGGCACTTTCACCGAATGTGCATTCGTCAATCCAAACTTTATCGCATAGCGTCGGCTCTATCCAAATTGAGTCACGAACGCTTCCGCCTGCGCTGGTTAATGTTTTGAAAGACAGGCGGCGAATAACACAATTGTCATCAGAAACCTTAATTCCGGTCACATCATCTGGTCTCCAGATGGTGACATTCCGTCCCGGCGCGTCAATTGTGATATTTGGAGGCGTTTCGATTTGTGACTGCAAAACAATGTCAAATGAGTTTTCTGGGTCGAAAACAACACGTCCAGAACCGGCGCTCCGTACTTGCTCAACAGCCCATCGGAAAGAGCCATCAGCATAGCTAAATGTGCTATCGGAGGGGTCGGTCACAAAGTAAATCGTGCCTGAACCGCCGCCAGTTGTGGATGCGTTTGCAGCATACCCAGCCATTGCTGACAGGTCAGCGGACATTGTATCCGCATCATCTTGATTGGTAGCAATATCTCGGTCTTTGTAGAGCGAGAAATTCGCTAAGTCGCCAGCGGTCAAATTTGGGCTGACAGGCAATGGGGCCTTTTCGTTTATCTTGTCAATCGCAGTATTCAGCTTACCGCGAACGCTCAAAAGGCTCTCACCGTTAGATATGTTTGCAATCGTCATGGTGCTGCGTATCCCATACAGTTGAACGTGACCGCGCCGCTGTTGTTAGCGTTTGGCCTTTCGCGGTTAAACCGTGGCCGCTCTGTTGCGCGAACATAGGCAACATCATCGGGGTATGAAGACGGCTTGGCGGCAATGAAGAACGGCCCAGTGTTGTCAACGTGGTTCAGAAAGCCCTTCCACGTGATGTCGCCAGCCGCCGCGCGGAATGTCTCAGGTAGGTTCTGCACGGTCAGGTCAAAGCGCAGGTCTGCTCCCTCAACAGCGCGGCCCAGCACGTCTCCCGTGATGCTCTGCTGGTGGCGATAGCGTACCTGCTTGCTTTCGCTGATCGGCAATCCGGTGTAGACACTGAGGCGCGGCATTTCCAGCGCCTCGCCAGCCTGTGCAACGGCAATCTGCGGTGCGGCTGATCCGCCTGAGATCGTAAATGCCACCGTCGTCACGGTCACATTGGCAAACAGAAACACAATAGCGCTGTCGTCGGTCGGGCTGATGCTGCCCTTGGTCACGCCACCCGCCGCGCAGGTGACCGTCGCTCCGGTTGATCCGAGATTGTGCGCGGCAATCGCCGCATAGCCCGTCGATGCGCTTGAGAACGTCAGAGTGACCGTCTGAGACGTGCTGCCTCCCTCCCAGACGCTCCACGTCTCGCCATCAACAAGCCAATCCACGTCTGCCCCTGTGGCTGTGCTGCTGGCCGTGGCTGTGGCCGTGTGCTTGTCGAAACAGATGCGCGGCTGGTCGATGGGCTGCGCGTTGCCTGTGAAGCCGGATTGAATAACAACGCTCATGAGAACACCAGCCTTCCGCCACGATCTAGCTGTGACTGTATCTGCTCCAGCAAGCCCTCAACGCTGCCACGGCTAAATGTGTCGCCCTGTAGGTTGATGCTCACGGTTTGGGTTGGGACTGCGGGTGCTGCGGCTGCCGATGATGCTCCGCCGCCAGATGGTGCGCCACCGCCGCCTGATGTGCTAACAGAACGCATTGAGGCAACTTGCGCTAACCCTGCCGCAAGTGTTGATGCGGCAAGTGCCTGCCGCAAAAATGGACGGCCCAACAGAGCTGGGTCTGCTAAGACTTCGGTATACGCGCGGTACGAATTGAGCAAACCCTGCGCTACCGAAAATGCCTTGGTAATACCCACCATCTTGTCACCACCCGCCTTAAACACGGTTTCAAGGTTGCCGAATAGCTGGCTGTATCCGCTAAGTGTTGTTTTTTGCTCCGCCTGCCTGATTTTATTGAGCCGCTGCATATATTGCTCTTCAATCCGCAGCTTTGCCTCGGCGTGTCCACCGACGGCCTCAAGTTCCATTTCATTGAACGATGCGAGTTGTTCTAGGCTTTCTGATCGCCAGTTCTCAAGCATCTCGCGTTCGGTCATTAGGCTTTTGGCCAATGCGCTTAGGCGTTCTTCTGTTTTGGTTTTGCCTCCACCACCAGCGCCGCCAGTGTCGGTATCGATCTCCCCATCAGCGCCGCCAATTTCGTTAAACGTCGTGTTTAGAGCCTCATTAACTTCATTTACGGCAATCTCTAACAATGAAGCCTCAGCGCGGGTCTTTTCCAAGATAAGACGGCGCTGCTGCATTTGCCGCAAGCTTTCTGGGTCAATCGCTTGAGTGATTTCAGACATGCGCGCGCCGCCACCAGCAAAACCTTCAGCATCTGAAAGTCGCCCACCTGTTGCGCCTGGCCCAAGCGTTTGCACTGCCTGCAGCGCTGATTGCCGCGCAAGTTCTTGTTGAGACTCAAGGTTTGATAGCTTTTGCCTTGTCTCCATGCCGCGAATGCGCAGCAATTCCAATTCAACGCCAAGAACCTGTTTTCTGGCTTCAAATTCCTTTCTGGAATTGGCGGCAATCATAGCCGCCGCCGACCCAGATATTTCACCACCAGCGGCCATCGCGCGATTAAATGCGCCCTGAATATCGGAAAGCGTGCTAATAGAGCCGCGAATGCTGCCTAGCGTTGGCTCCATTTCTGAAAGTTCGTCTGACAGAGCGCTTGCGCCATCAGCCATGTTAAAAAGCGCCGCCCCAAGCGGAATGCCGATAGCTGCGACCGCACCCATGACAGCGCCCAGCGGACCGAACCCGCCCAGCAACTGCGGCAACTGTTGACCAAGCGCCTGCGTTGCGGACGTGCCAGCGCCGACCTGAGTGGCAAAGTCGCCAACCTGAAAGCCGATGTTTTGAAGCTGACTGCCGCCCATGCGACTTGCGCGCGCAACTTCCTGCAACGCCTGAGCGGATTGAACAGAAGCCCGCTTTACCGCAACCTGAGCGCCGCTGTATTGCGCCGCCGCGCGGGCTGCGCTTTCGTATGCCTGCTCTGCGCCGCGAACAGCCGCAGCTGCGGCCTTGCTGGTAATGACGCCAGCCTTTTCCGCCGCGTTGATTTTGTTCAGCGCAACCTGATAATCCCGCGTGGCCTTTTCCAAACCGTCAAGGGATCGTTCAATCTTTTTGAACCCAACGTCCGCCGCCGTCGGGTCTGCGCTGATTTCGACTTCTAGCTTGGGAAGGGCCATGTCATTCCTCGATCAGCCTTTTCAGCCGCGCGACCTCCGCGCTAGATAGCTTGCCGCGCTGTGTCTTGGCCTCTTGTGGCCTTTCCACCTCCAGCAAATACCAGAAGTGCTTAGGCCGCATTTTCCAAAACTCGCCGGGCTGTATCGCCCAGCCGTGCACGCACTTTTGAAACGCCCACTTTACGAAGCGGGCGCTGCCACGTTTCCCTCGGTATCGCCCTCGCCTTCAGCTTCCGGCGCGCCATCCATCAGGATAACCAGAAGCCAATCAATAGCCTCCATCGCCATAGACAGCTTTTCGGCCTTCTCAGCGTTTCGAACCGCCGCCATGATCTCGCTGTGAACCTCGCGCCCAGTGACGGGCAATCCGGCTTCGGTCAGCATGGCGGCATAAGCCTTGGCGATCTTGGTGAAACGGATGTTTCCGCCACCAGTGCGCATCTGCACCAGTTCGCCAAATGTGATAACGTCCTCAACAGCGTCCGCGACCTCAAAAACACGATCCTCTTTGATCGTGACTTCTTGGTCCTTCCACCTGATCTTGAGAGACTTCATCAGGAAGCCGTGATCGCGCCGCTGCTTTCCAGCGAAAGCGTGAACGTGATGGTGTCGGCCTGCTCGCCTGTCGCCTCAAACGAGGTGATAAAGAACGATCCGGTGTAGGTCGCAAAGCTGCCGAACGCGACACGGAACGCATGAAGCGCACTGTCGGATGTGGCTGCGGCTGCCAGTGCCGAGAATGTCGATGCCGTGGCAACGCCCGTGCAAGACAGCGACATGCTCTTCAGAGACACGTCATCCAGATACGTCCGCACGCCCGCATCATCCTTGTCGGTGATGTCGATGGCCTCGTTGTTGAACGTCAAACTGTCGGTACGCGCGCCCGCGACAACCGCGTATGTGGTTCCGTCCGACGCATATTCAATCCGTAGATCGCGCCCTGCTTCTGCTGCCATTGTTTTGCCCTTTCATTGGCTTTGCAAAGTTATACCACGCAACTGCAGATCTGCAAAGTCACGCTATTCACTTGAGTAAGTCACTCGAAACGTCATCGGCCTGTAGCGCGTAAAGCCGTCCGGGTCCGGTATGTTGCCGGGGCTTTCTTCGAACAGGCAATTCACGGTGTTTGATCCGGCGATAACCAAGTCAAACTTGTGCAAGAGGTCATAGACCTGCTGCGCCGTGGCGTTGGCCAGATCAACAGCGGATCGTGTTGCCGTCGGCCTGCAAAACGTCGTGATCTGCACAAGCTGCTCGCCGCCGTCGCTTGTCTTGGTATCCCACGCCGTCGCGCTCACGTCCTCGATGACGCAATAGGGAAACGGCGTGAGGCTCTCAGGCTGCGTGTCCTGAGGCTTGTCATAGCCGATGTAATTGACCAGCGCACCAAGCGTTGCGTCACCTGCCAGCCGCGCCCTGATTGCCTGCGCTACGCCTGCGAAGTTCATCGCGCGGCCCTCCGAATAATATCTTCCAGCTTGCCGATGTAGATAGGCCGCATCCGCTCAACCGCTGGCCGAAAGAACGGACGCGCTGCCATGCGGCTTGTCCCGTATTCAAGCCAGGGTGCGTAATTTAGCGCGCTTCCAACGGTCGCGGTCAGATCGCCAAGGCGGTCGAAGGTGATGCTATTCGCAAGCCGTCCGGTGTCGGACATGGGCGGTTGTCCAGGCGCTGAAGCGGTGTGCGTGCGCGTCGGGTTGCTCTTTTTGTAGGTCACGCCCGATGCTGGCCCGCGCTGGATGCTGGTGACAATATCGGCCCGCATCTCAATAGCCGTCGCCAGTACGGTCCTGCCCGCCTCCTCGCGCAGATCGTCAGACAGCCGCCGCAATTCGCGCTGTAGCTGCTCCGAACCCTCAAGGCGAATGGTGACGGTCATACCGCCGCGCCCATTTCAACGTCGATTTCAAGCCAACGGTCATCCATGTCAACATTGGCGATGAAACGGATGTTGCACGGCCTGCCCCGGATCAACACGCGGTCTTTCTCGGTCAGGTCGGCATTGTACCGGGTCACGATGCGATAGTTTGCCGTGGCCTCGGTGCGCTCCGACGCCCAGCGCTCGCGGCCTGACAGTGGTTTAACCATCGCTCGCGTTGGTGCGCCTGCAATCGTCGCCCATGCCTGTATCCGCGCGCCGTAGTCATCTGCGGTGTTAGTCACGCGCTCAAACGTCACGGCCTCGCGTAGATCGCGTGCGCTATACTTGGAAGGCTTGCAACAGTTCACCATGCCAATTCATCCGCGCGTCGGTACGGTGCGAGCAACGCCTTGGCCTGATCGGTCATGCCAGCGCAACCCTCATACATGCTTTGGACATACATGCGGATCGCCTCAAGGATCGGCGTCGGGATGCTGCCAGAGCCGTAGCCTGCAACATACGTCACCTCTACCGCGTCCTGCGCCCGCAAATCGCTCGGCCATGTCTCGCCCTCGTTGAGATAGATGCGCCCGCTTGTCAGGTCCACTTCGTAATTGTCCGCGCTATACGTGCTGGCGTTGTTGCCTCGGTCATAAGTCACGATGCTGGTGACGGATTGCAAAGGCGGGAACGGCAGGTCCAGTGTTTCACCGCCGCCCAGAATATATGGCCGCGATGCCGTGTGAACACCCGGCCCCAAGGCCAGCAGCCTGTCGTCGCCATAAGCGTCCGTGAAACCGTCCGCCTTGAACGCGAACGTCTCGGTCAGGATAGCCTGCCGCAGATATTGCTTCACCGCCTCGGTTGCCGTGGCGATGTAGGCCGTAATGATGTCGTCATCGCCGGTTCCGTCAACGCGCAAAAACAGCTTCATGTCTGCCAGCGAAACGGCAGGGCTGTCTGCCGATGCCGATACCGAAACGGATTTGCGGTTGTATCTCATTTCCGCACCTTGCGCTTGCGGGCTTTGTTCTCAGGCGCTGCTGGCATGGCTTTGGTCACGATCTCGCAAG